AACAATGAAACCATCAGATTTTAAAAAAATTATTAAAGAGGCAGTAAGGGAAGCTATTCAAGAGGAATTAAAAGATATCCTATTGGAAGCTGTTCGTGCTCCTAAAACAATTGTTACGGAGTCGCTTAAAGATACTTACGCTCAACCTCATCTTTCAACTCCTAAAAAATTAACTCCACAAGAAAGACAAGCAATGTTTGGAGGTATTTTAGAAGAAATGCAAGGTGGAGGAGCAGCAACAACCGCTTATGCTGGTAATTTTCAAGCAACTGGACCTGTAGATGCTATTAATGGAGCATTACCTGAAGGTAATGTAGGATTAGATCAAATAATGGCTTTAATGAATAAATAATGGCTATTATAGTTCAAAATAGATTTCCAATTGATTCAGCAGCTCAGAAGGCAGTAGGGGTAAAACTCCCCTTTAATGCTCCTGCAGTATTTGAATCAACCTATTTGACTAGAGATGCCATAAAAACTAATTTAGTAAATTTTTATTCAACTTACCAAGGAGAAAGAGTTTTTAATCCGTTATTTGGAAGTGGATTACAAAACGTTATATTTCAAAATATGGATTCTATAACGGATGATTTAATTAAAAAAATTATTCAAGATGAAACAACCCAATATTTTCCTTATGTAAGTATAGCTGCTGTAACTATAAATAAACAAACAGATTATAATACTTATATTATAAAAATTACATACCAAGTCCAAAATTTTGGAATAACAGAAACAATAAACATTACAATATAAAATGGCCGTTAGAAGAGATATAAATTATTTAAATAGAGATTTTAATGCATTAAGAGATCAATTGATCACTTATTCTAAAACCTATTTTCCAAACACATATAATGATTTCACTCCAGCATCACCTGGTATGATGTTTATGGAGATGGCAGCTTATGTAGGTGATGTTTTATCATTTTACCTAGATAACCAATTTCAAGAAACCTTTATCCAATATGCTAGACAAACAAATAATTTATATGATTTAGCATATATGCTAGGATATAAACCTAAAGTTACGAGTGCGGCTACAACAGAATTAACATTTTATCAAACAGTCCCTTCTATAGTTTCATCAAGTGTTAATATTCCTGATTATAGTTATTGTTTACAAGTTCCACAAAATACAATCATTAATTCATCTCTTAATAGTTCTGTTACTTTTACTATTCAAGATAAAATAGATTTTTCATATAGTAGTTCTCTTGATCCAACAACGGTTTCTGTATACCAAAGTTCAGCTGGTATACCAGTTTCTTTCTTATTGAAAAAAACAAGATCTTCACGTTCAGGAATTATATCTACAACTAATTTTACTTTTGGAGAACCTATCCCATTTAATTATGTAGATATTAGTGCTAATAATATTATTGGAATATTAGATATATTTGATTCTAATGGAAATCAATGGTATGAAGTAGATAATTTAGCTCAAGATGCTATTTTTGATTCTATTGATAATACTAATCCAAACGATCCAAATTATTATTCCTACACAGATACTCCTAATTTATTAAAAATTAAACAAGTCCAAAACCGATTTGCTACTCGTTTTTTAAATGCTACTACTTTAAGATTATTATTTGGTTCTGGTAATCCAACTGATACAACTGAGGTAATTATTCCAAATCCTCAAAACGTAGGTTTAGGATTACCATACCAACAAGATAAATTAACTACAGCATATTCCCCTACCAATTTTATATTTACAAATACTTTTGGTATTGCTCCTTCAAATACAACATTAACTGTTAGATATATAAATGGTGGAGGAGTTACATCTAATGTTCAAGCTAATTCTTTAACTGATTTAGATACATCTGGAATAACATTTGTAAATTCGGTATTAGCAAATTCCTCATTAGCTCAACAAACATTTAATTCTATAGAATGTACTAATTTAATTGCTGCTACTGGTGGAGGATCTGGAGATTCGATTGAAGAAATTAGACAAAATTCATTAGGAAATTATCAAAACCAATTAAGAGCAGTAACTACCGATGACTATAATATTAGAGCATTAAGTATGCCTCCTCAATATGGTGCTGTTTCAAAAATATTCACTCAAAAACAACAAGTTACAAATTTAGCCTTTGGTGAATCCCCCGGTAATATTGCTATGTATGTTTTAAGTTCTAATAATGATGGAACATTAAGAGTAGCTTCTCCTGCTTTAAAGCAAAATATAATTACTTATCTATCACAATATAGAATGATTGGTGATTCTGTAAAAATTAGAGATGCTTTTATAGTTAATATTGGAGTTAATTTTAGTATTGTAGTATTACCAAATTATAATAATGATGAAGTTTTAACTAAATGTTTATCATTTTTAGTTGATTATTTTAATATTAATAAATGGCAAATTAATCAACCTATTTTACTAAAGAATTTATTTGTAGGGTTAGATCAAATTGAAGGTGTTCAAACGGTTCAAAACGTAAACATTATTAACAAATATGATACTACTTTAGGATATAGTCAATATTCGTATGATATATCTGCGGCAACTTTAAATAATGTAATTTATCCCTCACTTGATCCTTCAATATTTGAAGTTAAATATCCAACTCAAGATATTCAAGGAAAAGTAGTACCTTTATAAAAAAACAAAATGGCAGTACATAAAATATTCCCTGAAAAAGACGCTACTCTATATTCATTATTTCCAAGTATGAATACAGGGTTGGATCCTATAATTGAAGCAACCGAAACATCGTTTAATGCTTTTAACAATCCAAACCCTCAAGTAAGCCGTTTCTTAATCAAATTTCCAACAGATCAAATAGATTATGTTTTAGAAAATATTATAGGTATTAGTAGTTCTGCTCAACTTATGAGTTCTACTTTATGGAAAGCAAATTTACAGTGCTTTATTGCTACTGCTACTGGTCTTGAAGTTTCTCCAACAGGTACTTTACTCCAAATACTTCCAATATCAGGAGCATGGTCTATGGGATCTGGACAATACTTAGATGATCCTATTTCTGTTGATGGTACTAGTTGGTATTGGCAAGGATATTCAGGAAGTAATTTATGGGCTACTCAAAATTATTCCCCTTTTTCTACTGGTTCTTATACAGGTTCCGCAGGTACATTTAGTACTAATCCATTTGCTGGAGGAGGTACATGGTGGACAGGTTCAACAACTTCTAGTTTTAATTCAAATATTTATCCTATTTATGCCACTCAATCTTTTAACTATAAATATGATAATGACTTAAATGTTCCTGTAACCAATATAATTAGAGCTCAATATACAGGAGCAATATCTGATGATGGATTTATTATTAAACAAGATCCAGAATTTATTCGAAATATAAACTATCAACCCGAATTAAAATATTTTTCATTAGATACAGCTACTATTTATCCTCCCCAATTACAGTTTTGGTGGGAAGATTTTATATTTTCTACCGGTTCTTCAGGACTAACAATTTTAAATACACTTCCCGCTCAAGTAGCCCTTAATCAAAACCCAGGAATATTTTTTAGCCAAAGTGTAAATATCTTTAGAGTAAATGCTGCTCCTGAATATCCACCAAACGTATGGCAAACCTCTTCTTTATATACTCAAAATTATTATTTACCAACATCTTCCTATTATGCTATAAAGGATTTAGATACAAACGAATTTGTAGTAAATTTTGATACAAGATATACTAAATTAAGTGCTGATGTATCTGGTAGTTACTTTACTTTATACATGAATGGTTTACAACCTGAAAGATATTATAAAGTATTAATTCAAACTACTATTCAAGGAAATACTATAGTTTATGATAGTAATTATTATTTTAAAGTATTAAATGGATAATGGAAAAAATAAGTTTAAAAAAACAGGCATACGCTAAAGAGCAATTTATCAATACTATTGATACTAATTTTACTCAATTAGCAAATACATTACCAACAAATGCGGCTCCTACACAAGTATCTGTAGACCAATTTTTTCAAGAATACCAAGATTTATTCTATATTATACCTAAATTTGGAAGTACAAATTCTCATGAGTACCTTATAAAAACGAGTACAGATTATATAGGAACAACAGCAGGAACAAATGATGGAACTATTCAAGCATTAATTGATGAAATTAATACTCTAAGGCAACAAAATTTAACATTACAACAAACCCAAGTAAACCAAACAATTTCCAGTGTACAATCTACATTAGCAAATTTAAACATAAATGGCTAAATTTTATCCAATAAATCCAAATACCCTTTATCCCCAAAACATTGATTTGGAGGATGCTTCAGTTATATCTTCCGATGAAATTACAGGTTTATTTAATCCAGAATTAGATATAATAGAATATTTTATTTATGATTTTAATGATACTCTATTAAATTCATTTTATAATTATAGAAATTGGACTAATACTGGAGATCCTTCATTGGCATCAACTACACCTTCTCCCCCTTCAGCAGTAAGTGCTTCTAGTGTAGTATCAGTACCTACAGTTCCTACATCACAAATTTCTACTGTTAATATAGATCCTGTTAGTGATGTAACTAGTATAGGTTATACCTTTGGTAAGGTAAAAAGTGTATATAATTTTATATCTCCAAAACTAGGTACTTCATTTTTTAATAAACTTTTTATAAGTGAAATATCATCCGATAGAACTGAAATTAGATTAAGTTCAAATTTTATTTTAAATGATAGTTTAGAAATTTCATATGATATTTTTAAACAAGAACTTGATAGTACTTCTTATTATGATGATTTTTATTTAAATTTTGGAGATAATCAATATGTTTTATCAGTAAATATTTTATTAGATAAAACTTCTCCTAAGTATTCATTATTAATAAAATTATACAATCCATTACCTTCTAATTTTAATTTAAAAAACGAAGCCTATATTGTTGTTAAACAAGCTAATTCATTAGCATATGCTGTTGAATTAGACTCTAACATTACCCTCCCAGACAATTCAATACCGTTAAGGACAGCTAATTTAAATATTAGTGTTTTAGATAATATAAATAATTCTACAGATTATAAAAATTTAGATAATTTATTAACTACTACATCATCAGGTTCTTTTTATCAATTATTAAATTATCTTTCTGGATCAAATATTAATCTTACTACAGATTATACTAATTATGAGAATTTTGTTTTCTTTTCTTCAGCAGATCAAAGATTATCTAATTTTAGACAAAAACTTTTAATTATTTCATCTTCACAATCTGAGTTAGTTGGTATAAATAATATAACAGGTTCAACTTCTAGTTCACTTGCTATATCTTCAAGTAAAGCTATAATTGAAAGTAGTATATATACTACAATAACTAATTTTGATAATTATGAAAGATACTTGTATTATGACTCTAGTTCATATACTTGGCCTAAAGTAAATAATACACAACCTTATACATTATATGATGTAAATAGTGTAACTGGAAATAATTGGTATACTTCTCAATCTGTTACTGCTTCTAATTATGATCAAAACAACCAAAATAGTTTATATTATATAATTCCACAATTTATAAGATACGATTCAAATAATACACAATATCTTTTATTTGTAGATATGATTGGTCAATTATTTGATGAGGTTTGGTTATACACACAAAATGTTACTGATAAATTGGATTCTAATTCTAATTTAAATGTAGGTGTTTCACCAGATTTAGTACATGATGTATTAACTTCTTTAGGAGTTAAATTATATGGAAGTAATTTTACTAATCAAAATCTTTATAATTCATTAATTGGATTAAATCCTAGTGGAGGATTATTATTACCTACTGGAAGTTTTTTAATAAACAATTATGTTACTTCTTCTATATCAGCTTCATTAGTTCCTACTTTAGATGATTTTCATAAACTAACATATAAGAAAATTTATCATGCTCTGCCTTATTTAGTTAAATCTAAAGGTACATTAAATAATGTACAAGCTTTATTAAATATTTTTGGTGTTCCTAATACTGTATTAAGAATTAATGAATTTGGAGGAAAAGATAAAAACTTTAATACTTTTGATAACTGGGAAGAAGAATTTAGTTATGCTTTTAACACTAGCGCATCAGCTAAAGTTTCAACTCCATGGACAGCATCTTCTGCTCCTTATGGAACTATTTATCCCAACGCATTAGAATTTAAATTTAAAACTTCCGGTCTACCAACGTCTAGTATAGCATACAGTCAATCAATCGTCAATCATAGCACAAACCATTTTAATGTTGTATTAGAATACACAGGTTCGGGATATAATACAAGTTCATATAGTGGTTCAATAAAAGATCCTAATTATCAATATGCTACTTTAAAATTCATTACTGGATCCTTATCTGCAAGTGTTTATTTACCTTTTTATGATGGAGGTTGGTGGTCTGTATTAGTTAATGCCACTACAGGTAGCACAACCTCATACAATTTATACGCTAAAAATTCCATTTATTCTGGCTCTGATGGTAATATTTTAGGTTATCAAGCTTCTGCTAGTTTTACAGGTTCAAAATTTTGGAGTTCTAGTGGACAATTATATTTTGGAACAGGTAGTGTTACTAATGGAAAAACATATACTCCATTTAGTGGTAGTTATCAAGAAATTAGATATTATAATATACCTTTAAGCGAAAGCGCATTTAATGCTTTTGTAATGAACCCTAATTCAATTGAAGGTAATAATGCTGAAGGGGCTCAATCTTCTAAAAATAGTTTATTTTATAGAATACCTTTAGGAGGAGAATTATACACAGGATCTACATCAGTTCATCCGGGTATTACTGGTTCATCTCCTGTATCTCAATCATTTACAGGAGCGTCTTCAACAGCTTCTTATAGTGGAAGTTATAATTTTGTTAATAATTATCAATATATTTTCTTTGATCAATTTGCAGTAGGTATTCAAAATGCTGTTTCGCAAAAAATCAAAACACAAAATATAATTTTACCTTATACTAGTAGTTTAGGAAATATACCTACAAACACAGTATTATCTCCATATATTAGTATCCAACAAAACTTACCAATAAGTTCAAGTTATACCGCAGATGTAAATTATGTAGAAACTGCTTTATCTCCTCAAAATGAAATTAATGAAGATATAAATTCTACATTAGGATATTTAAATATTGGAGATTATATAGGAGATCCTAGATTAGTTTCGTCTTCTGCTCAATCATATCCTGCTTTAGATATATTAAGAGATTTATATTTTGAAAAATATTCCTCAAATTATAATTGGTCTGAATTTGTATCATTAATTGAACAATATGATAGTTCA